TCACGACGGGTCGCCGGACGCCGGCTTGAACCTCCGAATGATCAGATCGAAGAGGATATCCGAGATCCACATTGCCGATACCCCGATCAGGAAGGCGGCGGCAAGCGTCGTGGTGTCTTCGGCAGCGTCGGGCATCGGGAAGCCGGCCGCCTCGAAGTAGCTGACCACCGGCAAGGTGAGATAGGCGGCCGCCAAGCAGCCGCATATTGGCGAGGCGATCATTTCCCGCAGCTTGTAGCGGTGCCGCGACAGAGCGCGCAGGATGCCGCCTGCGAGGCCGGCAACCAGCACCGGAGCCTTGATGCCTAGGAAATCGAGCAGATCGTGCATCATGCCTTCCAACAGCCCTGCGCCGCGCCGTAGCGCTTGGTGGAAACAATCCAGCGCGCCAGAGGTTCTTCCTCGGCCGCCAGGCGCGCCGGGCTATTGGCCTTTGGCGGCGGGGTCCAACCCGCGCAGTTGCTCGCATTCGTCTGGCAACCCGCCAAGCTCACGGCACAGAGCATCACGGCCAAGGCTGTTCGTTTCATAGTCGATCCCCGTTCGCTTTCCATAGGCATCCACCGTGTCCTGCAGCTGCTCGACGCGGCCGGCGGCGCGGCCGCTGGAATAGGCCCAGGCGTAGAGCCCGCCCAACAGACCGCCGGCAAGGAGAAGCGCCCCCAGCGCCTTCCCTGCCGGCGAGAGCGCCGCTTTGAGCAGCGCCGCGATCACCCCTCGATTTCCGTCTTGAGGTCGCGCACCGCCTGAGCGAGCTGCGCGCGCCTGGTGATGCCGTAGACGGCGAAGGCGACGATCACAGCGACGATCGCCAGTTGCACGCGCCAGTCGAAGTTGCCGAAGGCGGCGAGCGGCGCGCCAAGCGCGGTCAGCAGCCAGGTCCAGAAGGTCTTCGTCTTGGTCACCGGCTTGTGCAGTTCGCCGGGATCCGCGACCACCGGCTTTTCGACCACCACGGGCGGCGCCGGCGCGGGCGCAGGAGCGGGCTGTGGCGCCGGCGCGGGCTTCGGCGCCGCCGGCTCCGGCGTTTGCGCGCTGGCGGGCTTGCCAGCGCCCTTTACGGCCCAGGCCGGCAGCGAGGGACTGCCGCCGGCCTGGTGCCAGGCATCGAGCGCGATCGCCGCCCACTGGTTGCGGCTGTCATAATGCTTGACGCCGGCTTTCTCGTAGACGCCCTCGAAGGCCTTGACCTTAGCGGCCAGGGTCTTGGCGGCCACCAGCTTGTCGATCGCCGCGCGATACGGGCCTTTCAGCTCGGAAAACAGCCAGCCATAGTTCGCCTGGTCATCGGTGGGGTTGAGCCCGACACGGCTGGCATAGGCCTCGAAGCTGCGGCGGCGCGGGCCGGTCCACTGCGCCCAGCCGAAGCCGCCGCGCGAGGAAGGCACGGTCGGCTTGATTTCCTGCATGGCGGAGAAGCCGGCGCTTTCGTGGCCGAGATTGCCGAGGATGGCCGCCGAATCGTCCAGTCCGATTTTGAAGTCCCGCATCAAAAGCGCCATGATCCACGGCGCCTTCGAACGGAACAGGTCCTGTGCCTTGCCCTTGCTAGCCATCGTCGCTCACCTTCTGGTTGGTGAGCCGGAGGCTATGCCTTCCGCCGAATCGTCAATTGCGCTCAGAAGCCAGGGCAAGCTGCCGTGGCTGGAATACCTTCGGGCGCCTGCGCGCTGTCATGGCAGACCGTGACACGCGGGTTTGGCTGGCCCGAGGCATAGCTGTAGATGGCGCCGACGATGCAAATGGCCGCCACTATCAGCAAAAAACCTTCGCTTTTCGTCATGGGCAACTTGGATCTCCATCTGGATCTAAACCGCGAACCAGCAATTTCGTGCCGTCACGGAAAACGCCGATGCAAAAGTATCCATCCTTGCTGAACGAGCCGCCGACCACCGCGGCGTCGCCGACCGGAATATCCTCGCTGGCTATAACGGAAGTCGGCATCTGTCGGTTGACCGTGGCGAACTGGTCGATCAGCGTGTTGCCGCTGGCGGAGGCCGAATAGTCCCAATGCACATCCTGGAAGGTGCCCTTCGAGTAAACATTCTGGCTGATTGCCAGGACGTCTTGATGGAAGGTCTGCATGGCGACCGCGCTCCGATAGATCGTGGCATCGAGCACCACGACCACCAGGGAAAGCCCGGCCAGGGCAGCCACCTTGTTCAGCGCGAACGTATAGAAGGCGAGGAAGACCGACAGGGACAGGAGCGAGCAGACGACCAGAAGATGCGTGAGCGTGAGGTCGGACTGGTCGATGATCTGGTTGATCCATGTCAGGCCGCTCACCGTCGGGATGCCGACACCGACGAGCTGCGCGTGGCGAAAGCCGTAGAGCGCGATCGCCATCGGCACGACGACGGCCACAATCGACACCGCCGGAATGTCCCTGCGTTGGGCGGCACGCAGGCAGATGATGAGGCCGGCGAAAGCGAATGGCGTGGTGACCCCATCGACGTACCGCTCATAGATGACGTGATCGATGCGCGTGAACTGCATCATCTGCATGACCGACGCGGCAAAGACCGCGCCCGAGGCCAGCAAGGCGAACAGAACAATGTCCTTCGGAAGCGTACGCCTCACGACAGCAAGGAGGGCGCCATACACGCCGATGGCGACGAACCCGAACGATGCCACAACCGCGGCCCAGGCTTGTCCAGCCGCAACCGCGACCGCATTCTTGATGCCGGGCAGGCTGCCGAGCATTGCCGCGAAGGCGGCCGCCCGCTCGCCGCCGGCGCTCCGATATTGCCAGAGCGCCATCTGGAAATGACCGTCCGCCTCGCGAACAGCCATGTGCATGCCAACCAGGATGGCCAGGGCCACGGCCGCCGTGAGCTTACCAGCTTGACCCTTGTAGGCACCCCACAGGATGAATAGCGCGGTGACCGGAATGATCCCGAGAGCGCGCGGGTGCAAGGCAAACAGCCATTCGACGCAAACGGGCAAGACAAGCCAGTATTGCCATCGGCCTGTCACCCAGGCGGACGCGAAAACATAGACGGTCACCAGAAAGAACAGCCGGAATGTCGCCTCTGGCCAGATCAGGAAGTTCTGGAAGAAATAGGCGGGGAACACGCTGACGATGATCGCCGAGAAAACCACTTCCCATGAAGGTGCGTGTCCGAGCCGCTTCGCGATCGACACCAGAAGTACCGGCACCAGCGCCGTGCTCACGATACTGATGAGCAGCGACAACTGGTAGATCAGATCGGGTTGTTGGGCGAACCAGTCTATAGGCGCAATCAACAGCGACTGCCCGAAGCTATAGAGAGCGACCAACGAAAGGTTGAGCTGTTGGCCGTCAACCAGATATCTCGCAATTGCGAGATAGCCTATCTCGTCGGGCATTACCGGGGCGGTAAAGCCGTCAACGAGGAAATACAGAATACCGGCCAGGGCAGCGGCCAACAGTAAAGTAATTTTCATGGCGAAACCGGATAGCGACTTTCCTGCGCCAGTCAATATCCGGTCTTATGGTTTCGCGCATTAGCTCACAGGCCCCTGGGTCGTCATGGCACCAGGCCCGACCGGCCTGCACTTGAAGAACGAGCCGCGCCGGATAGAAGGAGCGCCGCCGGGCGCGGCCGAGTACTGGAACTGCGGGATCAGCGTGCCCGCCGCATTGACGCGGATATGCCCGTGGAGCTTCACCGTGATCTGCTCGTTTGTCGCCGTGCTTGCTGCGGTCAGGACGGAGGCGGTGGCCGCCGCCACATAAAGCGTCTGTGCGTTGGCAAGCACGTTGCCGGCCGGGTTGGCTATCTCGGCGATATAATCGATCGCAGTGAGCGTGGCGGTGCCACCAAAGAGGGTCGCGAAAGTGTGAGAGTTCGCGCCGGCCGAGCGCGAAATGAAATAGACCGCTTCGAACTCATAGGTTGTGCCGGCGTCGAGCGTAAATTCGTCGGCCGCCGCGCCGAAAATATTCTGCACGGTAGCGACGTCGGCGCCGGCACGATCCGCCGCCAAGATCGACTTGAACCAATCGTCATTTGGCGTATCGGCAAGCGGATGGAGGACGCAGTTTGTCTGTCCGTTCACGAACGGCGCTGCTGCTGTGATCGTCGTACCCGCGCGTCTCTTGTTGTTCTTTGCCTCGATGCCCGACGCATTGACGAAAGAACCCCACGTGCCGGCGTTGCCAGCGAAGATATTGTCGTTCACCTTCGCATTCGTGGTGTTGTTCATCACGATGTGGACGAGGAAGTTTGATCCCGACTGGACGCCGATGGCTAGGATCATGCCGCTGGACTGAACTTCCGTGCAGCCGGACAGAGAAACTACGCCGCGGGAGAAATCGCCTTTGTCGTCGGCATTGGCGGCACGGAAGCCGTTCAGGTTGAGGCCGTCGACATTTCCAGCCTGGATCGCGGAGCCTACGCTGCCGAATGACCGGCAGCGGCTGAAATTGAGGTTCTTGGGCCGCCCGCTTGGCGCGATCTCAATGCCGTGCTGGCCTGGATAGCCCACGATCGAACCTTTGCTGACCCCGACCTGCGTGAAGCCGAAGTCGCATTCCTGCGGATTGCCCGTGACGTAGACAGGTTTCTGCGCCCCTTCGAAACCGCAGGTGCCGAGCGCCATGCCCGAGGCCGAGCCGCTGCCCTTGTCGGACAGCAACAGGCCGGTAAAGCAACCATAGCTGAACACGCGGTCGAGATAGGGTTGATCCGCCTTGGCGATCTCCATGAAGACCGCCGAATTGTCGAACTGCGCTTTGAGCACGCCATTGCCCGGCCATGCCGCGACATACGCGTTGTTCGGATTGAAATGGATGTCGGTTATCCGGTCGACGTCGAAGGCCTTGTCGATCAGGAAACCCTGCTTGAGACAGGTGCCATGGATGTTGCGCAGCGTACAGTCGCCGTGGTTGTTGCCCCACGAAACCAGGTGATACGGATTCGTCGCATAGATATCCTCGATGGCGGCGTGGGCGACGACATTGCTGGCGGTGATCGGATCAGGCGCCAGGCCAAAAGTCGGCGCATACTGGACGAGCGCGCCGGTGATCACCAAGGGCTGGTTCGGATACCAGATGCCGACGCCCTTGACGCCGCAGCCGCTGGTCATGAGGAAGGTCGAGTTCGCCTCGTTCTTGGTGACGGGCTGGTGCGTGATGGCGAAGTTCGCGCCCTTGCCGTGGACCCATGCACCGCCGGCCGCGTCCCAGCGCGTGCCGATAGAATAACCGGGGCCGAAAATGCTGATATTGCGCGGCAGGACGATCTGCGAGCCGATGCCATAGGTGCCGCTGCCGACCTTGACCCCGCGAACGCCGAGCGTGCTTGCCATGTTGGCCGCGGCCTGCAGGGCGCCGGCGTCGTCATGCGCATCGCTGAGGTAAGTGCCAAGAACGCCAAACCATTCGCCGGCAACCTTGCCGTCGACGTGCCAGCCGCCCTGCCTAACCCAAGCGCCGCTGGCGCCCGTAAGGTCGCTGCCGAAGGGGACGTAGATCCCCTGCGCCGTATCGGCGGCCACCAGCGCCGACAGATCGCCGAATACAGGCGCGAAATCGCCGTTGCGGCCGACCTCGCCGTAGATCCTTGCGCCCTTCTTGATGCTCTGATCGAGCCCCTGCATTGCGGCTCGATCGACAACGGAGGTGATACCGGCGGCGGCGATTGCGGAAGCCGCCGCAGCCGCGGCATAAGATGCCGCCGATACGGCAGAGGCAAGCGCCTTGCGCGCCCAATTGAAGGCAGAGAAGCCGGGCGGGTTGACGCCGTCGTCAACGCCGACGTCCTCGGCCTCGGTCGCCCACTTCCGCGCCGCATCGCGCGCGGCGATCGCGGCGGCCGTCGAGCCATTGATGCTGTCGACATTCTCGCCCGAGCCGACGACATTGCCTTCGGCGTCGAAGGAAAGCAGCTCGCCTTCCGCGGCGGGAATAATCGTGATCGGATCCTGCCCGGCATTCACCCGCACGGCGCGATCGACATCGCGCCTAAGCTCGCTCTGCGCACTGGCCTGCTTGGTCAGTTCCTTTTCGAGCTCGCCCGCATTGATCGTGCCGGCCTTGGTGACGGCAACGCTGCGCTCGGCCGTGCGGCGCGCCTGGTGGTACCAGCTGGTCGTGTTCGGCACGTTGGCGCCGAAGGTCACCGAAAACGTGTCGTAGGCGTTGGCCGGGTTGGTCTTGGCGATCGTACAGCCGGCCGTGACATCGGTGTAGACATCCTCGCCGGCGGCCTTCGCGAACACCGCCACGTCGGCCGTGTCGAAGATCTTGTAGGTGGACGGGCCGAACGGGCCGGGCGTGCCGTTGCCGACAGCTACGGCGGATTCGCGCTTTTCGCGCGGCAGGATGTAAGGGGTCGCGGCCATCGGTGCACCTCTTGAGGATCGAGGCCGCAGGATGAATCGCGCGGGCGCGCGTCAAATGGCGCTACCTTGCCGGCGTCCAGTCGCCGGGCTTGATGAAATACGGCGTGCCGTTCTTCTTCTGCAGGCCGATGCGCGATTTGAAGCTCTTGTCGGCTTGCGGGTCGAGCGCCCATTGCAGATTGTCGAGCACCAGGCGGTTGAACACGCCGCGCGTCAGCCAGTGCGAGGCCACCCAGGGCGTGTAGCGCGCAAGATATTTCGTCAGCTTGCGGCCGGGCTGCGCCTTTTCCAGAAAAGTCTTTTCCTTGCCGTGGCTCTTTTCGCTGCGCGTCGCCGCCAGCAGCGTGCCGGCGGTAAGCCCCAGCGTGTCGCCGATGAAGGCGACGCCGGGGCCGGCCAGGCTTTCGATCATGGATTGCCCGAACCGGTTTTCGCTCGACTTGACGAAGTCGCCGAACAGGCCGAAGCCGCCGCCCTGGATCATGGCGCGGAACCAGAAGCCCGGATTGCGGTCGGGCCGCATGTCTTCCGGCTCCTTGAAATCAAGCAGGTTCTTCAGCTGCAGGTAAACCGCGCCGCCCAGCGTCAGCGGCGCCGCCATCGCCGCGAAATAGGCGAGCCCCGAGCGACGGCCCTTGCCGCCGCCGCGCTGCGCCGCCATTTCACCGATCGCCTCGAGCTGCAGCGCCGTGAAGGAAAGGCCAAAGCTCTTGTACTGCAGGAAATAATCCAGCAGCTCGCCGCCGAACGTGCCGCGCTCCACCTTGCCGGTCAGCAGCGAGCGGGCGTTCGGCGTGCCGGCCGGCACGGAGCGTTCCGACCAGCTGGTGATGACTTCCGAGAGCTTTTCCGCCGCCTCTCGATGCGCCAGCGCCTTGGCCTCGGCCATGTGCTCGGCCGACTGCAGCGCGCCGCCGGTCATGTCGAGATAGGTGACGGCGCCGCCGTTCAGCTCGATCTGGCGTTGCGTGACGAAGCCGGCCGGATCGACCGACTGGCGCCAGATTTCCCAATGGTCTGGCGCGACGCCAAAGCCTTCCAGCGCGGTGCGGAAGCGCGGGTCGAGCTGCGCGAAGGTCTTGTCCGACATGTCTGCGATGTGCTGTTGCCAGGCGCGCGCCTCGACCAGCTTGCGGCCGACCGTCAGCGGCTGCAGCCCCGACCAGGTGACGCCGCGATCGGCCAGCCAGCGCGACCATTCCGCGCCGACCGCCGGGCCGGCGAAGCGGATTTCGTCGGCCATGACGTGCATGTAGTCTTCCCAGATGATGCCCGAACGGTAGATGTCGCGTCGGTTCTGCTTGGCGACCTTGGCCAGCATCTTGCCGATCGTCACCGTCACCGGCAGGCCGGCGAGTTTTCGCGACGCGCGCGCCACGAACGGGTCGGTGGCGGCGGCGAGGAATACCGTGCTGCCCAGCTGGGTGCCGGTCAGCACGTTCTTGATGTTGGCCGTGGTGGTCGCGACGCCGCTTGCCACTTCCGGCCGGCCGCGCAGGTTTTGCCAAAGGCTGTCAAGGCGATACTCGGCAATCTTCGCCTGGCTGTGCTTGAACAGCTTCGCCTCGCCAGAGAGGTTCGGCAGACCTGCCTCTCGTCTGCCGATCTCATGCGCGACCACCTGTTTCAGGTATTCGACCATGCCGGCCGGGTTCGGCCCGAGCATTTCCATGGCGGCGATGTCGCGCGCCATGCCGTTGACGTGGTTGAAGATGTTCTGCACGACATCGCCGCGGCCATATTTCCTGTTGTATTCCAGCCAGCTCGCCGCATCGCGAAACACAAGGAAGCGCTCCTCCTGGCGCTGGGTGGCGACGGCGCCGAGGCCGCGACGCACGGCCTGCGGCGTCATATCGGCCCTGCCCTGGCTGACGATCGACCCATAGACGTGGTCAAGCGAAGCGTCGATGCCGGACGCGCCCACAGGCTGGCCGGTCAGCGGGTTGGTCATGCGGTTCGGGTCGAGCCAGCCCGGAGCGTCGGGCGTGCCGATCAGATCGCGTTTCCAAGCTTCGCGGCCGGCCGCCTTCACCTTCAGCCGGTCATGCGTGTGTGGCAGGCCGAAATTCTCCAGCTTGCCGATCGCGCCGCCGGCGGCGTTGAAACGCTGACGCAGGTCTTCGAACACGGCCGACACGGCGCGGCCGAGCTGCTTGGCGGTGGCGTCGCCGCTGGCCTCGCCATGCAGTTCCTTCACCAGATCGCCTTCCAGCGCGCGATTGGCGCGCCGGCCGAGCAGGCCCTTTCGCTCGAAGGTGAACATCACTTCGTCAAGGTTCTTCTGCGCGCCGGCGATGATGGCTTCCGTGCGGCCGCGCACACTGGACGTGGCGCGAAAGCCGTAATGCGACAGCAGCGCCATCGCGCCTTCGAACACGTTGGCCTTGCCGGCGCGGTCGCGATAGCCCTGCAGGTATTTTTTCACGCCGATGCGGCGCGCCTCGGTCAGGTTCGCGCGCCGGCGCTTTTCCCGCGCCTCGGCCTGCAACTGGATTTCGAGGTCTTTGCGGGCCTTGGCCTTGGCGGCATCCGCGCTCATCGACGCACGGTTTTGCTCCACCTTGCGGTCGAAATCGTCCGACAGCTCGGCCGCCTCTTCCTTGGTGATGGCCTTTTGCTCGACGGCGGAGACCAGACAGTCTTTCAGGCCCATCGATCAATCCTTGCAGCTGGCAATGAGATCGCCGAAGAACTCGGTTCTGTCGGCGTCCGCGATCATGGTTTCGTAGGTGGCGTGTAAAGTGGTGCCGTCGGCCGTCCTGGCCGCGGGCATCGCGTCCCACACATCAATCGCCTTGTTCATATCGAGCGTGAAAAGCTCGGGCGCCGGTTCGGCCTTGGCGCCGCCTTCCTTGGCCGGCTCCGGCTCGGGTTCGGCCCCGCGCGCTTCCTGCAGCGTCAGCGCCGCGCTTTCGTCGGCCTCGGGGGAGGCCGGCTCCGGCGTGGCGCCGCGCTCGCGCAGCGGCTCGCTTTGGACGTTGCGCGAAAAGGCATCCTCGATCGCCAGCGTCTTCCCGGCCGGGCCGTCCGGTGCGGCAGGCGCGCGCGGATTGGTCAGGTTCGACAGCCGCTCAGCCATGCTCCGCGTCATGTCGGCGGCATCATTCGGATCGGAAAAGCGCTGGGCGTAAGTGCGCAACGCGTCCTGCAGCACCGCGTCACGTTGCCCGCCAAGACGTTCAGCTTCCGAGCCCAGATACATGATGCGGCCGACAGCCAGTCGCTCGCTGTCCGTCATACGCTGGATGTCCGTATGTTCGGGCAGGTTCTTGGCGGCGCGCCCGAGCTCGAGCGCGACCTCGTGCAAATCCCCGACAGGCTGGATCATGTTGACGATCTGGTCGATTTCCTCCCGGCCGAGAGGCAGCGGCTCATAGTAGAGGAAATTCCGTTCCTGCTCAGTAAGCGGCGCTTCGTCCAATTGGTCGAAGGTGCGCACCCCGTATTTCTGCATCAACGAACGTTCAACCTGGCGAACGTTGGTGCGCAGGTTCAAGAGCCGATCGTAAACAGCGCCTTGGTCGGATGCGGCGGCAAGCGCCACATCGACCGGATCGGCAAAGCTCCTGGCTTCGTCCGCCACTCTGACAAGTTCCGGGTCGCGCGGCGTCGGCAGGCTTGTATCCGGCGTATCCGCCGCGCGCAATGCGCTTGCCTGCATCCGCTCGGCCTCGATCGGGTCGACGCCGTCCGGCACCGGGCCGAAGGCCTCGGCGTCCAGATGCGGCTGCTCGGCCGCTAGCTCGGCCGCTCGGGCGCTCTCGGCGTCGAGCTTCACGCCGGCAGCCTCGGCGATCGTCTTGATGTCGCCGGCCTCTGGCGTGCCCGTCGCGGCCCTTTCCAGCGCGTCCGTGGGTGCTTCCTTGCCCAGCAGCCGGAACACCGTCCTGCCGCCTTCCAGCAGCCCGCCCAGCGTGCCCCCGAACAGCGCCGCAAGCCCGACCTGTTGCAGCGAACCGCCGATCGAGTGTTCAAGGCCCGCGCGGGCCTTCCAGTCCCAGCTTGCCGCCTGCACACCGGCTTCGACGCCGCCATTGATCGCGGCTTCCGACAGCACGGTTTCCAGCATGCGCCAGCCGAAGGCCCGCGCCGGCGAGGCGATGCCGCCGCCGGCAAACAGAGTGGCCACCTGCAGCGGGTCGCGCATGGCGCCGGCAAAGCCGCCGCCGACATTGGACGTGATCGCCTGCGCCGGCGAGATACCGGCCGCTTGAGCCCTGGCCTGCGCGGCGCCGGCGGCCTTTTCTGCGCCCTGGGCGATGCCGTAGGCGTCATCCATGATCGGGCGATCGGCGGCGATGACGTCGGCGAATTGCGGCCGCTCCCGCGCCAGCGCCGAAGCCTTTTCCTGCCAGGCGGTTTCGGCCGCGGCGATGTCGTCCCGCGCGGACGATTCCGGCAGGCCGCCGGCGCCCGGCTCGGGCTTGAGCCGGAAGATGTCGAACGACTTCATCGGATTGTCGAGCTGCACGCCGGTCGCGTCGAAAATCGCCTTGTTGCGCCGGTCATAGGCCTCGGCCCGCGCGTTCTGCTCGGCGTTGGCGTTTTCCTTGTAAAGCTGCAGGTCGCGCGTGGTGTCCCACAGATCCTGCGCCGCCTGCCGCTCTTCGTTCTCATGCGCCAGCGTGTCGTCGAAGTTCGGCGCGAAGGTCGGGTTGTCTCCGAATTGCGTCTTGTAGAGGAACATTACCAGACATCCTCCGAATACAGGTCTGGCGGCCAACGCGGCTCGACAATCTGCTTGGCTCGCACCGCAATGCGGGCCGCCTCAAACCGATTGACGAAGCGCCCTTTGCTGGTCAGGAAGCCTTGGTCTTGCCCGCCCAGCACCTTGCCGGTGAGGTCGAAGAGCGGATGCAGCACGTTATGATGACGCGCCGGCGCCGGCAGGCTTACCGTCAAGCCCTCATAGCGCACGGCAACCGCAACGATTGTCTCTTGCTCGCTCACCGAAACGCCCCCGGCACGCGCGGCGCCAGCCGATCGCGCAGCGCCAGCAGGTCGAGCACGAAGGGCTTGCCGTCGCTGCCCATGATCCATTGCGGATCGTCGCCGGCGGGATCTCCGAGCGCGAAGGCAAAGCCGCCGTTCACGGCCACCGGCCGCGCACCCTGCAGCGTCGCGGCCATGCCCTGCTTGACGCGGCCGGTGCCGAAGCGGCCGGCAACGCCGATGCCGCCTTTCGGCTTCACTGCCAACGTGGCAAGATCGTCATCGGTCACCGCGTCGATAAGATCGTCAAAGCGGTCGGCGCGGATGTCGTTCGGCACCCAGACTTTCGCGCCTCGAGAAAACCAGCCGCCGCCGGTGTCGGTGAAACCGCCATATTGCACGCCACGGTCGTAGACGGCGCCGGCCGCCTCCTGCACCGCCTGGTCGTGCACGGCGATCGCTTCATCCGATGTCGGGTCGAGCTGCTCGTCGGCGATGCGCTTGCGCGCGATCGCCGCGGCGGCGCGGCCGATCTGCAGCGCGTCTTCCGGCTGCGCGGCCAACGCCGAGCCGATGACGCCGCGAAAGCTCGCCTGCGCGGCATCGGGTTTCAGGCCCTTCAGCTGCTTGCCGCCGGCGTCCTTGCCGTAGCCGGCGATCACATCCTCGGCCGCGCGCTGCGAGCCGTTGGCGGCAATGATAGCGCCGGCCTCGGCGATCATCGGCGCATCCTTGCCGAATTCCGACAGCACCAGCGGCGCGGCCTCGCCCGCGCCGGCGACGATCGCGCCGGCCATGGCAGCGCCCTGTTCCGGATTTGCCTTGATCGCCTTCGACACGGCCAGCGCCTCGCCGGCCTTCAGATAGCGCGGCGCGACGCCCAGTTCCTTGGCGGCGTCTTCCGCCGACTGCGCGCGCTGGCTGACGATCGCCGTCATGTCTTCCGGCGTGGAAGCGTCGGTCAGGTTCGGCGTCGCTGGCACGATGCCCTGTTTCTCGGCATAGCTGACGCTGTCGGTCGTGATCGCCTTGCGCTTTTCCGCCAGCATCTTTTCGGCGAAGGCCAGCGTGCGCGCCTGCCCGGCCGTGGCGTCCTGGCCATATTGCTTGCGCAGGCCGGCGACATGGGCGGTCGCGTCCTGCAGGCTCATGTCGTTGATCGACCGGGCGGCGGAGATCTTGGCGAAGGTCTCCTGCATGATCGCCTTGCCGCCGGGCGTGGTCGAGGTGTCGAGCATCAGCTTGGAGAGCTCGGCCGGGTCGATTTCCAGCCCTTGCTGCAGGCGCAACGCCATGGCGTCGCCGCGCTTCTGGAAATCCTTCTCCTGCCGCACCGCCTGGCTGCGCTTGGCGCGCTCGGTCCTGTCGAGGTGCGCCGACAGCGTCGCCCAGCCATCGCCGTCCAGCCCGGCAATGCCGCCATCGGCGAAATCGGTGGTCATTTCCTTCTTCATCGAGGCGACGCCGTCCGCGTCCAGCGCCTGCGCCTGCTTGTCGTAATAGGCGAGCGCTGAGTTGCGGCGGCTGACGATCTTGGCTTTCTCGGCATCGTCGGCATCGAGCACGCCGCGCCGCACCGCGTCGTCGTAGTGATCGTCGATCGCCGCCTGGTCGGCGGCAACCGCGTTGGCCGCTTCCTCGCTGCCGGCGTCGAAGGAGGCAAGGCGGCGCTGCTGATCGGTTTCGAGCTGCGACGTGCGGTCGATGAAATCGGCGCGATCCTGCGCCTGCACCTTGCGCGCCAGATTGTCGCGCGCCTGCCCCATATAGGCGTTGGCCAGCCGGTCATAGCCAACTTCGAAATCGGCGCGGATTTGCGGGAAGATGTGGTCTTTCGCCAGCTGGCCTTTCAGGTCGGTGAACGCCTGCTGCAGCTTGACCGGATCGTCCTTGTACTTCTGGAACACCTGGTCGGTGGTCGAGCGCATTTCGTTGTCGACCATCTGCAGATAGGTCTTCGCGCCGGCCTCGTCATACGCGCGGCCATAGATCGTGTCCGCCCCTGTCGGCCGGAATGTGCCGCCGCCGATGGTGAATTTGTCGGGCGTGCCGGCGCCGGCTTCGGGCGTCGTGCTGGCGGTCTTGTCGCCATCGGCCGGAGCGGCAACTGCCGTCGCGGTGCCGCCGGCAACGGGGAAGCCATACACCGATCGCGCGGCCGCCAGGCGGTTGGCCCAGCCGTGACCGCCCTGCGGATTGTCCGGCGTCCAGCCCTTCGGCCGCTCATAGCCGATCGCGGCGGCCGTGGCTTCCTCTACCGTGCGCGCCGCCTTCAGCCGGTTGCCGACGCCCTTTTCCGTGGTGCCCAGCTCATGCACGATGAAGTCGAGCTGGGTCTCGAAATCATTCACCGGCTTGCCCTGCTGGGCGGCGAAGGCCCGCAACGCCCGCGCTCGGCGGCCGTTCCACTGGCCCATGCCGATCGAATCGGAACCGTCATTGCCATCGCCGGCGTTTACGGCGTTGGTGTTGAAAGCGCTTTCCTGCGAAATCTGTCCGACCATGCCGGACGCCGCCGCGTTCGACCAGCCGTGCTTGGACATCAGATAGGCCTTCGCCTGCGCGGCCTTCTGCGCCTGGGTGCCAGTGAGCTGCTTGCCGCCGGTCAGCTGTACGCTGGCCGGATCGGTTCCCGGCTCGAAGCCGGCGCTCGGCGCGCCGGCCAGCGCCGCCTGCTCACCCGCCAGCGCGCCTTCCCGCTCGGCCTGGCGATCGGCGCGAGCGCCGAACTGGTCGGCCATGCTGAACAGCGCCTCGCTGGTGCGCGCCAGAAGCGAACCGTCCGGCCGGTTGACGGCAAGCAGGCCATCGGCAAGCAAGGGCTGGGTGCGGAACGGCCGGTAGGAAACCGGCTCGCGTTGACGATTGGCCATTTCAATACCGCCCTGTGATGTCCATCAGACCCTTGACGCCGCCGGTCAGCGCGTTGAGCACGCCGCCCGCGCGGGCCTGCTTGGCCATGGCGCGGTAGTTGCGGGCGCGCTCGACGAGGCGCGAAATGCGCGTCTGTTCGGTGCCGGTGTCGGTGGTCAGCGCAAGGTCGGCCTCGCGATAGGCGTCGGTGCGCGCGTTCCTGGCCGTGCCGAAAGAGAGGTCGACGCCGGACGCCGCATAGGCCACGTCCTCGGCGCCGAGCGCTTCGGCCATCTGCTTGCGGATCGAGGTGCGCCGGCTGATGCCCTGCAGCGTTTCGAGGTTCTGCTCGCTCTCGGCGTCCTTGGCCGCCATTTCCGCCTGCGCAGCGTCGGCATTGCCCGCGCCGATCGATGACACGATGCCCAGCACCGTCGCCGTGCCCTGTAGGATCGAGGACAGCGAAATGCCGGATGCCGCCGTGGTGGTGGCGGCAGCGCCGGCATTCGCCGCCGCCCAGGTGGTGCCGGCGGCGGCGCCGCCGCCGAAGAGTGAGGTCAGGCCACCTACAAGCAGCTGCATCAGAGTTTCACTCCCATTGCCAAATCGCGCACCCGGAATTCGCCGGGGCGCAGCTGGGTGATGACGGCGGTCGTGCCTTCCATCATGCCGAGCAGGTTCTCGCCGCCGATCGTCAGCAGCTTGGTCTTGGGCGGCATGGGCTGGTCGACCTGGTCGGTCGTTTCGTGCAGCGGCCAGTCCTGCGGATCCTCGCCGTTGGCGCCGACCGCGATGCTGTCGGTGTCAACGATGTTGATGTGCAGCGTGTGGATGCGGCCCGGCCGCAGGATCACGTCATCGTTGCCGGTGACATAGACCTGCGGCATCGTCTCGTAGCGCGGCGCGACCCACCGGCCGACCAGCGCGGAGGCGTAGGAATCGCCAAGGTCGATCGCGCCGCCGGCGACCGTGAACGGCCCCAGCACATAGCCATCCGCCACGGCCCACAGCTCTGCGCCTTCCTCGTAAGGCAGGCCCGAGACGACGCCGGCGAAGTCCGGCGTAAAGGTCAAGGCGTCCTGCAGATAGGTCGAGGTGTCGTAGATCTCGATCGACGTGCGCCCCGCGCGCTCGATCGCCAGCCACAGTCGGTTCTTGCCGTCGACGCCCACCTCGCGCACCAGGCCGCCGGCGGCGGAAATCCATTCGCAAAAGCCAAGGATGTCCTGGTTGCGGATCATCTGGGCGGCGATCAGCCTTCCGTCCGTGCGCATCAGCCAGCCCTTCGAGGCGTCAAGGTCGCTCTCCGGCTTCTGCTCGGCCGAGCGGATCACGTTCTGCACCAGGTGCGAGGCGAGCAGCGACACCGGGTCTGACTGGAAGCTGGTGTTGCTGGTGGTCGGCACTTCCGACATGCGGAACAGCTGCTTGCCGCCGGCCGACGCGAAAGGCAGGCCCTTGGGGTTGATGGCGAGGTAATAGAGCTCGCCCTCCAGCGTGAAGGGCAGGCAGTTGGGCTGGGCACCGAATTCGCTCGACAGCACGAAGTTCAGCGGCGTGTTGCGCTCGATCGTGCGGTTCGGCACGAAATAGGCGCCGCGATCGGTGAAGGCGAAAAGATAGGTCGATTCCTTGACGTGCAGGATGGTTTCCGAGGTCTGCGAGCGCAGCTTGTCGAGCCGCGCCGCCTCGTCCGTCTGGCCGTCGATATTGACGTCGAAATACTCGCCGATGCGGCTCATGGCGTTGGCGCCGGTCACCGCCGGGATGCGGTAGTAGTCCATGCGGTCCTGCACCAAGGTCGCGCCGCCCGGCCAGCCGCGTGCGACGGAAAACACCGCTTCCGTCTCAGTCTTGCCGATCTGGGTATGGTAGGACAGCGCCGAAGCGTCGCTGGTGTTGGTGACGATCGCTGAGAAATCGTATTCCTCGCCGGAGAGATCGCCGCCGAAAGTCACCACCATCTTGCGCGAGTGGCCGTCGGTGACGGACGTATCCTGCACCACGGTGACGCCGGCGCCGATCGAGGCCAGCGCGTTGATCGCCGCGGCTATGTCCGTCGCGTAGCGGTTCCAGTCGTCGCCGGTGTCCCACGTATGCGGCGCGCCGAGGCTGTCCGGCAACGGAATCGCCGGCGTGGTCTCGCCGTTGATGGTGAAGGTCGTGTAGACGTAGGGTGTGCTCGATCCGCGCCGCCAGAAGACTTCCCATTTGTCGTCTGTCTTCGGATAGTCGCCGCCAAGGTCGGCCTTGGGCACCGGATTGAACGGCCACAGATCCTGCCGCCAGTCCTGCAGCTGGCCGGCGGTGGCAAGGAACAGGCGCACGCTCTGCAGCTCGCCGTGGAAGATGCCGATGGTCGAGGCCTCGCTGTAGAAGCCGAGGTCGGGCAGCATGTCGGCGGTCACCGTGGCCAGGCGCGCGGAGCCGACATAGCCGTTTTCGGTGAAGAAATCGGCGATGCCGGCCGTGACGAAGCATGACAGCGCGTCGCCCGTGTCGGTGGTCAGGTCGACGTGGCGCGGCTTTTCGGGCGTGCCGCTCTCGAACCAGGCGTCGACCGTCAGGCCTGACACCGTGACGCCGGCGCCGGAGAAGGTGGCGCGCACGCGGATCGAGGTCGCCGCCTTCTGCTGGCCCGGCGCGAAGGCCGCAAGCCTGGTGACGGCCGTCCCGCTCTTGACCGCGAAGGGTCCCGCGATCTGGACCCAGACGCCCCCGACAAAGGCTTCGCAGGTGAAGGTGGCGGTGCCGGCCGAAATCGCCAGGTTGGACATCAGCACCGCTGCGACGCTGCCGGCGACGGTGCCGGTCCAGATGGTTTGCGTGCCGGTGTGCGGGCCGAAAGTCGGCGTCGGGCTGGTGATGGCCAGCACGGCCAGCGGCTTGCGCCACTCGCCCATGCGCCGCGACCCGCCCATGCGGCGGAAACCCGACTGCGGCACCGGCTCGACATTCTTGAAGGCCAGCCCAGCCGAATAATACTGCTTGATGTCGACGCGGCCGGCGGCGTCCGGCGTGAACTCGCCGGCATTGCAGCTGCGGATCGGATTGGCGGGCCGCGCGACCATTACGAAGCCCTCGGCTTCGCAAGCCCGACCGGGCGTCGGCGCGCATGCGCCGCCCCGGCCGGAGCGCCAGTGAGCAAAGCGAGCGGTGCGGCGCGTGAGGCCATTCTAAAAATTCCCATGCCAGGGATAGCAGCCGCCGCCCGAGCGGCCGCCCTGCAGCACGTCCGTGGTGGCCGGCGTCGACACGGGCGCCGCGCTGCGATCCTGCGCGATCATGCGGCCGAACATGCCGCCGGTGCCGCCTTCCGAGCGCGACCCGATCGCCTGGATTGTCTTGGCGTCCTGCTGGTCGGGATCGCCGGTGAGCGGGATCGCCAGATAGGAGGCGAGCAACGTGGAGAAGGCATCGGCGAACTGCGGATCCCAGGCTTCCGGCTCGACCATCACCTTGCAGCGGGCATAGACGGTTTCTTCGTCGCAGAAGGCGGTCGTGCCCTCGATGGTGAAATCGCGGATCGGCACATCATGGCGCGGATCGGACAGCAGCTTCAGCGCCGGGCCGATGCGGTTGCCGGGCAGGTCGAAGCCGAAACGATAGCCGGTCACCGGCGTCGCGACCTGCCGGGTGAGCTGGAAGGTTTTCCGGCAGAAGGTCCAGTCATGCATGCCGAAGGCGCGCGCCAGCGCGCGCGGCCAGAAGATGTCGACCGTCTGGCCGAGCTTGGTTTCGGCGTCGATCGAGAAATTGGGCGCCAGGCCGAGCTCGACCAGCGCCCAATTCACGATGACCACCTTGTCAACGACAAAATCGGCCATGGGTTTTCCTCTGCCGGCTCGAAGCCGGGTTACGCGCCCGAGGCGTCGGTGTTGACGGCGACGGTGACGTTGCCGGATGCCGGCGACGCGGTGACCTTGATCGACAGCTTGTCGCCGGTGCCGCCGGCCACGGTCATGGCCTCGATCACATCGTTGACCTGCAGCTTGTCGCGGGCCGCGTTGAAATAGCCGTCCGTCAGCACGGTCGCGGCCGCGTCGCCGGTGGCATAGTGGAAGAAATTCACCTTTGCGCCGGCCGTGCCGTAGGGCACCGAATTGACCAGGCAGAGGGAACGGGGTTCAAAACCAGCCATGGAAGGTTTCTCCTGTGATGGCGTTTGGTGGTTGGAGAGCCCGCCGGCCGGATCGCCGGCGGGCCGTGCCTTGGGAGGCTGCGGTTATGCCGGGCGAGCCGGTGCCGTGATCTTGAGGAAGTCGAGGCGCTTGACGCCTTTGCCCTGGATGCCGATCGCGGCGCCGCCGATGCCGGTCTTGACCAGGTACGGCGTACCCTGCAGCAGCGGCTGCGGGGTGATGGACGGCGTTTCCTGATTCCACGGGGTCTCGGCGCCCATGGCGTTCTTGGCCCACATGTAGCCATAGAGCGACGTGCCGTCCTTGCCCACGAAATACTCGTCCGGGCACTCGATGTAGTTCACGCCGCGAACCGTCTTGGTCTTGAGGCGCTGCATCTGCGAGAAAGGCGCGTTCGCCAGGCCGACCCACTGGGCGTCGGCGAACTCCTTGTAGAAGCAGAGCTGCGACATCCACATCGCCGGCAGCACGCAATACACCTCGTCATCGATGGCGGCGCCGGCCATTTCGGCGCGGGCCTGTTCGAGATTGAGGATGTCGATGCGGGTCGTGCCGTCGCCGATGGTGGAGGTGCCGTTGCCGCCGGCCGCCACGAAGGCGGCGAGCGCGTCGAGCTTGATCGTATCGCGCTTGCGGCGCACCGCGTTGACCAGGATGGTGACCAGCGCGGCCTGCTCGTTCGGACCGGCCTTGTAGGCGTCCTGGGTGCGCCAGAAGTCCGACGCCTCGAAGTCGCTGAACTGCATCTGGACGGTGGACAGGCCGGGACCGCCGGCCGGAACGCGCTCGATGGCACCCGTCAGGCGGTAGACTTCGGTGCGGCCGATGATCGGGAACTTGACGGTGTTGGCAACGACGTCGCCCGACATCATGGTGTTGTCGAGCATGCCGCCATGCGCCTGGTAGGAAACGATGACCTGGTCGCGAATCTTTTCGGTGTACCAGGCTGCAATGTTCTGAGACATGGGAAGCCCCTGTTAGGTTGCGGTTAAGCAGCCGTGGGGCCGATAGAGCCGGCTTGATCGGGGTCCGGTGAAGGATAGCCCGCCGCTGCCGGGTCGCTCCCTTGGTTGCGCGTGCCGAGCATGCGGGCGCGGCACGCGCGTCAATTGCGGGGCGATCAGACGCCGACGAGACGCTGATATTTGGTGTTCAGCTCATCCCACTTCGCCCGGTCGAATTTCGGGTGCTGCGGGTTCATTTCCGGCGCGGCCAGCTCGGCGCGCAGGGCCTCGCGCGCGCCCTTGTCGCCGCCGTTGGCGCCGGCGCCGTTGAACGGCTGTGCACGGCCGGCGCCGGTCAGTTGCTCGCGGATCGCCTCGAGGAACAGGTTTCCCTGTGCCGTATCCATCAGCATCAGCAGGGCGTGTTCACCTACCTTCGGGTCGATCAGCGGCTTGGCGTCCGGGATCGGCTGGCCCTGTGCATCGACAGGCGGCTTGGTCAGCAGCTTGACGAAATCCTCGTTGGCCTGCATCCGCGCATCGATCGCCTTGTCCTGGTCGGCCTTGGACAGGCTCTTTGCGCTTTCCGGCAGCAACGCCGTGCGCTCGGCCTCGATGTTCACCAGCGGTTCCAGCATGCCGGCTTCCTGCAGGCCGGCATAGGCGGCCGTGGTGATGGCGTGCATGGTCTTGACCGGCACGCCATGTTCCATCGCTACCTTGGCGGCGGCGGCAAAGGCGGGGCTCTTGGCGGCTTCCGGCAGATAGGCGCGGATTGCCTCGGGCGCCTTGTCGACTTCGAAGGCATTGTAAGCGTCGACCTTGTCCGGCATCTGCCGTTCGGCATCGCGCTGGCGATAGCCGGTCAAAGCCGTCGCCATCTTGTCCATCGTCTCGCGATCATCCTTACCGAACATGGTATCGGGCAGGCCCTGGGGGCGGTATGGTCCCGCCGCCGGCGGCGCAGCTGGCGCGGCCGGCGGCGGGTCTCCTGGCGCAGGAGCCGCCGGCGCCGGAGGTGGATTGCCGCCACCGCCCGGCGGATCGTCCGGGCTTCGATGCGGCAGATATTTTTCCAAAAGGGTTTTCATGTCGTGGCTCCTTTGCTCTGCTTGTAAAGCTCTTCGCCCTCGGCGATCGCGCGCATGAGCACCAGGCCGACAGCGGCCCGCGCCTCATGCTTGGCCGCGGCGATCACCACGGCTTCCTTACTGCTGCCGACATGCGGATACGGCGCGCGCACGGTGAGATCGGCCAGCCATTCCACGATCCGGCGGCCCTCGGCGGTGTGGTAGAAGTGGTAAAGCACCTGCTTCATGTCGGCGCCGGGGTCGAAATTGTCGGCGACCTTGGCCGGGAAAAACGCCTGGCCGAGCCCTTCCATGGTCGGCACGGCGCCCAGCAGCTCTTCCACCGCCATCATCTGGCGGCCAAACGGAAACGGTCCACTCATGCGGCTTGCTGCTCGGGCTGGGTTGCGGCGTCGACCAGGTTGGGCGCGGCCTTGACGGCGGCTTCCGCCGCCACGGCCAGGGCCTGTTGCCGCGCATTCTCATCCTGCGCGGCCTTCTTCTCTTCCGGCGTCGGCACGATGTCGACGGGCACCAGCAGGCCGTTGCGCGTGCGGTCAAGGTAGCGGTCGATCGCGATGAACTCATTGACCCGCTGCGGCCCGACCGTGGCGGCCACGACCTGGTAGTACTTCACGCTGGCCGCCAGCTGGTCGTTCTTCAGCGCCGCCATCATCGGCGAAGCGATGTACATGGTGGTCATCAGCTGGTTGAAACTCATGAGCTGCGGCAGGATGCGCCATTCGGCGAGGATCTCCATGGCGCGCGGCACGATGACGCCGATGCCCTCGATCGACAGGCGCCCATAGGCCCCGACATGAACGTTGGCGTTCTGCGCCACGGTGGCCGCCACCTGGCTTGCCGAATCCGGCGTGCCGCCGTCGTCGAAAATCCGGGTGTCGAGCAGCGCCTCGCGGATCTGGCGTTGGCCGTCGCCGATGACCATCTTGGCGACGTCGAAGCGCGCCTGGGCGGTGTCGAGCCGCTGCACGTCCGGCCCGAGGATGCCGCCGGTCGACTGCATCGGCCAGAATTCGCCCGGCCCGACGCGCACTGTGTCGGGGTTGAACGTGCCGCCGGCCCGGAAACCCCAAATGCCGAGCAGCTGGATGGCGGCGGCCTTCAGCGTCAGTTCCTGCGCCTTGTTGACCGTCTTGATGGTCGGCAGCGCGAACAGCACCGGGCCACGCCCATAGGCCTCGCCCGGCCAGCGGTAGAAGCGCATGACCGCGATCGGCTGGGTTCGGTAGTCTTCCGTGGCGATGAAGCCGCCTTCGGTTTCGAGGTAGACGCAGAACCGCCAGCGCCCGTCAGGCAGGCGGTAGAAGTCCTGGTAGAGGATCACCTCGTCATAGGGCTTGTCCTTCGCGGCCTTGCGGAAATCGGGCGTGAAATCGCCATTTGGCCACGCCTCGAGGATGGCCTCGCGGCCGAGGTTGCAGCGCTTCCACGACACGAAATTGACGCGGCCCCAGGCATCCTGCTCGATCGCGCACTCGTCCTGCGGCACGCACACGAAGCGCAGCGGCTCGTCCATGGAAGGGCCGCGCAAGGGCAGCACGACGCCCGTGCCGATCGTCAGATCGGTGCAGGCCTCATGCATGGCGGTGTCGTAGTCGCCGGTCTTGAAGAACGGGTAGCAGAAGCTGGCGACGCCCTGCAGCTGGTCGTCCCAGCGCTTTTTTTCGTCGGCCGTCAGCCGTTGCGCGACCAGCGGGCCAGTCTCGATGTTGAAGGGTGTTTGCGCTGGCGATATCTGGCGCTGGATCTCGCCGGCGCAATGCATGGCCGAATTCGGGCCGGTCATGTCGAAGATCATCTGCACGGGATGCTTCGACTTGCCCTGGCCGCCCGGCCGCCGGTTCGGCAGCACGTAGTCATAGGCCTCCTGGTAGAGGCCATCCCATGCCGTGCGCCGCTCCCACGCCTTTTTCGAGCGCTTGCGCTGCTTGTCGACCGGCGCGCCGGCGTCCTGTGCTGCCGCGACGGCCATGGCGATCAGCTAAGCGTGTTCTTGGACGAAGCGTCGGTCACGAACAGGCGGCGGCCGCGCGGATTGCGGCGGCTGGCGCCGCTGTCGGCGTCCTGGGCGCGCAGCTCGGCCAGCTGACGGTCATTCGCGACGGCCTGTTCCTGCCGCTGCTTTGCCGCCGCGGCCGCCGCCGCCTTGCCGGGGTTCAAGAGATTGCCCATGACGTTCCTTCCTCAAAACCCACCAGCCGGGCTGCTTGAGCCGGGCCGCGCGGAAGCCGACCAGCGCCGCCATGCGCTGGCCGGCACGGTTGGCCGGATGGACGTTGGCGACGATGAGGCGAGTGTCGGCCATGGCAAAAAGCGTCAATTGCGCGATGCGGACGAGCTTGCGCATATGCGGCGCGGCCGCCGGCGATATCGACATGGCGAACTCCGTGCGCCGCCAGCCGTGCCGGCCGAAGTACACGACGGCCATGCATTCATCGCCAAGATAGACGCCGACCGTCTCGACGTTGCGGACCTGGGCGAGCACCAGCCGCCTCACACGCGCACCTGCGCCCGCGAGGCCGAGCGTGGCCGCGCGGCTGGCGGGCGAGACCAGGCGCCATTCAGGCGGCTTTGGCTTTGGCGGCCACCACGTATCGCCGCGCAGCCGCTTCGCCTCGACGGCGGCATAGTAGCTCGCCTGGCTATCCTTGGCCGGGTCGTAGTCGTCGCTCATACGTTGAAGACGTTGAAGTCAGATTTTGCCGTGACCGATCGCATCGGCACGACGTTCGACGGCCGGCCCATTTGGGCGGCTTCCTTCTTGACCGAGGTCGGACCGCGATAGCCGAACAGCAGATACTGCCACGCTTCCATGATGTGGGAGTATTCATTCTTTTCGACTTGCAGACCGTCAGTCTTTCCGAGTGTAGAGTGTTTCGTAAGCTGATACTGCGAAACAAAACCGCGCAGCGTGTGCTTGCAGGACGGGTCGACCAGCAGCCGCGGCGTGTTGGCGTCGATGTCGCCGAGATACCAATCCACCGCCTCGAAGCGGGATCCCAGATCGTTGCTGAAGGTCGGCTGTATCGGGATCTGCAGCGCCATCTGCACCGTCTCCACCCATGCCAGTTCGCCCGCCGTCTTGTCGGCGCCGTACCAGCTCGACGGGTCGGCCCATGCACCGCCGCACCGCACACCGCGATAATCCTTCAGCAGCACTTCCATGATGCTGGCGGCAAAGCGCGCCGGCCCGGTGACGATCTTCGGATCGGATGTGACCTCGCGCTGCATGCGAAACTGCCCACTCGGCATAAACTGGCCGAGGCCGCAGGCCGGCCGGCCGCCGGCGTCCATGCCCATGTAGAACGGCAGCTCGGGCACGATCCTGAGATCGTCGCCGGCCTTGTTGCGCAGGATGTTGAAGCGGCTGAAAATCACCGTGCCGGCGGCCTTCGGCGCATACATGCCATGCACGTTGCGGCGGGCTTCCGGCGCATCGGCGCCACCGAACTGCCGTTCCTCCTCCTCATACTGGTGCCGCGTCTTGCCGATGCGGTTTTCACCGCGCGGCGAGAGCCCTGACGGCTGCTGGAAGAAGTGATAGCCCGGCCACTTCTCCGGCTCCTCGATGTGGCGCTTGTAGGTCCAGTTGCTTTCGTCCGGCGGGTTGTAGTCGCCGCACACGATGCGAGGCACGTTGATTGTCTCGACGCCGCTGTCGGGGTCCGTCGACCAGCCCAGCCGCTCGCCTTCCCATTCCATGACCTCGGCGCGCGGCGGATAGCGGCCGGTTCGGCCGTAGAGCCGGCCCGGCGCATCCTCGTGCACCAGGTCGCATTCGTTGAGCCAGCCGCCCGAGATTTCGTAGCCCTTGAAGAAGCTGTCAAGGTTCTGCTCGCCGATCGCGCCAAACTCCATTTCCAGCCGGACCTTGGTCGGCCGGTTTTCCCAGCCGCCGCGCGTCCACCACTTGCGCGCGACGTCCCATTCGAGGATGTGCTTGACGGGGCGGTCCTGGCCGCCGGAGAACGCATCCTTGTCAGACGCCGTATAGGGTCCGCCTTTCGGGAAGGCTTCCAGCCACGACGCCAGCGCGGTCTTGGCCATTTCGCGGTACGTGTCGCGGATGGCGGCCCAGCGCACATGCACGACGCCGTCGCGGCAGATCGGGAAATCCACGCCCGCGTGGCGCACGATCTTGAAGATGCTGGCAACGGTCTTGCCACTCCCCCAAGGCCCCATGATCAGGTCGATAGGGCCTTGGCTCATGATGTAGGCCGCGGCGACCGGCCCCGGTTCCTTGTAGCGCCGGATGAGATCGAAATTCGCGCCCTGACCCATGACCCTCGACCCTCGCAATGGCCGCGCGCCTCGCGCCCGCGTCCCGATTCAACGCAGCGAATTTATTTCCGGCGCTGGCGAGTCCAGTGCGAGCCGCCGAAAATGGACGGTGTGTGTGAGCCGGTAGGCCCGTGGGGGGATACCGGGGGGTGGCGTTTTCGAAATTCGGGGCGCGCCCTATTGGCCAGGCAACGACCAGGGGGCGGGGTCGAGCACCCACGCCAGGCGGCGCGCCGGCCTCGCGCACGTGCGCGTGAAGGGCCGGAACGATTCGCGTTTTCAAATCGGCAACTGATTTGCGATCAGTTGTCCGTCTCGCTTTTGTCGTTGCTATTCAACGGCTTAGCATCATCGTGCGAGACAGCCGCGCTATCTCGCACAGCATCGCCTTGGCTAAGTGGTTGATTTTCCACGATCTTCGCATCAGGCGGAATGCCGGCGCTCATGAAGCCGAGATCCCCGGCCACGGCCACGTTCATTTCGCCGATGACCATAAACGGCCGCTTGTTGCCGTCGCCTACCAGTTCCAGCTGCTGCGGCTTCTTGCCGTGGTGGTACGGCATGAGGTCCGACGCCGCGCCCTTGATCAGCGCCAGCACCGCAATGCGTTCCTTCGCCTTGGTCGCGCCGACCATCGTGCAAAGGCCCGTGAAGTCGGCCGACTGGATCATGGACAGCGTCACCATGGGGTCGCGATGGCCGCGCGCCTGCAGGTACTTGATGAGGTCGCCGTTCTTGCGGTTGGCAGCACCTAACGGCCTCCCCCGCGCCCGAGCTGGCGCAGCAACGATTTCCGCGACTGCCGCCAGAAGGTCAACGCCCTCGCCATCGGGCAAGCCGGCCAAGAGGTCGAGCGGATCGGCACCAGGCAGCGCGGCGCCGGGCGGTGTGTGGGCGTCTGGATGCCCGTCAGCTGACACTTTCGACATCGGAATGTCTCCCAGGGCAATTTTTTATTCCGGTCACCCGCCAAGGTCGCCGGTAACCGCGAAGTAACCGGCTTTTCGATAGGAAAATCAAATGGATATACACCCGTGGTTACCAGTTACATGGTTACCTCATAGCGCGTATGCGCGCGCGCGTGCGATGCGAGGTTGCATTCGCCGGTAACCGGTAACTGAAATGTCCATCTATTTGATTTCCTTGATGATTTTCGGTTACCAGCGCGGTAACAGCTTGGTAACCCGGTAACGCCACCCGAACCCATGGCGGCGCTCTTCAACCTCGCCCAATCGCCCTTGCGTCAACTGCCAGCCTGAGGAAAGCGCGGCGTAAACCGACTAGCGACCAGTTGGGCGGGGGCTTTGGGCGTCAAATGCGGGCGCGGGAATGGCTGAAAACATCGGCTTTGATGGCTGATTTGGCGGCTCGAAAACGCGTCGAATCTCGGTCGATGACGCGCGGGCGTCGGGGCGCGGGATCAATCCAAATCCGTGGTGGCGGGGATAGATGAAAGCGGCGCAGCCCTGCCGGGCTGCTGGTTGTTTCAGCCGCGTCGCATGGCAGCGGCACGCGCACCAGGTCGAGGCGATGGCCAGGACAGCGCTGGGTGCGCTCAGAGCCTCTAGAAACGGGCGTGGGCGGTCTGCAAGGCGCGCTAGCCGCGCGCCGGGCGCTCAAGGATCACAAGGCCGCCAGCTGCAGGCAGGTTCGGTCACCATCTTTGGTCAACCACCATAGCGGCTCGCTCACTCCACCCCCTGCGCGAACCGCTCGAAGGCCTCCAGATCGACCAACAGGCAGTGTTTCAGGCTGCCGTTGATGCGCACCTTCTGCTTGTTGCCCTTGTCGCGGATGACGACGTCCGGCGGCGCCTGTTTCAGCGCCGAATACCAGACGCCCTTGTGGAACTCTGTGTCGCTGAAAATCCGCTGCAGCATCGGGCCATCGGCCGGCACCGCCAGGCACGGGCCGACATCCGGCCCCAGCTTGCCCTTGTCGACGGCCGAGAGATTGACCAGGTAAAGCCGTTCCTGCGCGCCCTTGGCGTCCCAACCGCCGCCGCTCGGGCCAATCAGAAGCTTTTCCGCCACGCCGCCGATCGTCGGCTTGACGCCCTCGCGCCACGCGTCGATCTGGCTCTGCAACAGGATGTCGAGGCACTTGTGCCAGTTGTCGAGGTTTTCCGTGCGCTCGATCGCCGTGGCGGCCGCCACGATGGCGCCGAGCTGCGCGGGATCCCGCACCGGCAGGCCGATATCTTCCAGCGCCTTCGGCCCGACCAGCAGCTCGGCCGCCGCCAGCAGCGTGCCGAATGTGTCGATGGCGCGCGCGTCGAGCCCCTGGGCGGCCAGCGCCTCCCAATAGTCCGGCAGCAGCCTTTCGTTGAAGTCGCGCCAGCCGTCCATGATCTGGCGCAGCATCATCCTGCCGTCCGTCTCGGCCTTCAGCAGCACCTTGCGACCGATGCCGTTCTTCTTGTCGAGTCGCGCCAGGTTGAGGATCGCCATGCGGCTTTTGTCCTGCGCGCCCATCGGCGGCGCGTTGATGGCGGAAAACAGGAAGCTCTGCTGCGCGGTGAAGCTGGTCGCTTCATGGTCCTGGCCGCCGCGGCTGATGTCGCCGCCGGTGTAGGCGACGCGGGCAAGCTCGATGACGCTTTCCGCCCTGGTCGAGCCGGGCTTGGATTCGAGCTCGTCCACCATGAAGGGCAGCGAATCGTATTTGCCGCGCTGGTAGATGCCGGCGGCCGTGGTGTTGACGCTGGTCGTGACGATATCGGCCAGCGCGCCTTTCAGCAGCTCCTGCAGCGTCGATTTGCCGACGCCGGCGCCGCCGGTCGTGAACACCACGGGCCGGGCTTTCAGCGCGCCGCCCATGATCGCCGTGGCGACCCAGCCCAGCAGCAGGATCGGGTCGAGATAGTTGCGCTGCCAGTTCCATGTATCGAGGTCTGCGAGGATGCGACGCGCCGGGCTTTCCTCCTGGGTCACATGCTCGCGCCACGGTTCCACCGTGCTGGCCTGCCTGGTGTAGAGAAAGCCCTCATGCTCGCCGGGCCTGGCGCGCTCGAGCTTCGAATGCTTATCCTTGCCGACCGAGGTCCACAGCCAGCCGCCGGAATGCCACAGGAAACCGTCCTGCTTGTCGCGCCAGCCGCCGCGGCCGCGCCGCTGCTTTGCCGGATCGAACAGCGGCCGCTTGGCGGCTTCGGCCTGCAGCGCCATCATCACCTTCTGGATCTCGATGCGCTTGACCACCAGCATCTTGCGTTCCTCGCCGGTGTCGGGGTCGAACACCTTGGCCTCGCCGAAGGCCGGCCATGCCCACATCATGGTGTTGAGGTAGGGCGCGAAAAGCCCGGTCAGCGTCGGCGCGTCCCAACGCTCGATCGCGCGAAAGTCGTTGGTGGCGGTTGTGCAGTAGACGGTGCCCTCGGCATCGCGGCCGATCACCGTCACCGGGCAACCGGGCGGCAGTTTGTCATGCGGCGCGCCTTCCCATTGTCCGGGCTTGATGCCGTCGCGCGGCAGGTTCGGGTCGGGGTCGTGGAATGCGCCGCTGTCCTCGATCGCCGCCTTGGCGTCGGCAAAGATCGCGCGGATTGCCTTGGAGCCGGTCTGTGTCTGCGCCTTTGCCATGTCATTCCATGCTTTGCGAGAAAAAGCCCGCCGGCGTTATGCGGTGGCCGCCGGCGGGCAGGTGGTGCGCTAAGGGGCTTGGGAGAACGCGGCCCTAGCGCGGGGAAAAGCCCGTCGGCGCGAACGCCGGGTCGGATGGTTTCATGGCCTGCTCGCCGGGCCATTGGGGCGCGGCCGGCGCGGCCTTGGCCGCCCGCGCGGCTTCCTCGGCCGCCTGGTCGGCTTCGAACTTGTGCGCGGCCAGGCACGCGGCATGAAACAGCGACAGCACGAATTCATCAGCGCGGTTCGGTATCGTGCGCGGCAGGCGCTTTTTCAGCGTCAGATGGTTGAACATGGCCGCCGCCGGCGCTTCCGGGTTGTCGCGCACGAAATCGGCCATGATGGCGGCTTCTTCGTCGCTGAACACGTCCTGGTATTCGGTGACCTTGCCGCCATCGGCGAACAGCCGCGCGCCGCCGGCGATCGCCCGCGCCAGCCCGGCTATATCGAACGACCAGGCGCGGTGATGATCATCTTCGAGGTCCTGGCCCGGATCGCCCGAAACAGCCGGCTCACCGCCGCCTGCTTGCCCGTCAGATAGACCGGCCCCTTGTGCGGTGGCAGCTTCTGCACCTTCAACAGCCTGTTGCGTCGTTTCGCCATCACTCACACCCTTCGTTTCCGTCTCGGCCGCACCAGCTGCAGCAGCAGCCGATGCCGAATCTTGTTCCTGGGAGACAGGCCCACCAGCCAGCTTTTGCTGCGGATCTTCAGCGGCGACCGCCGGCGGCGGTGTCGCCGGATTTTCAGCTCCGGGCTGAACCACCGTTTCGCCCGCAGCGGTGGCAGGCACCTTGGCGGCTTGAGGAACCGCTTTGTTTCCGGCACGCTGATTAGGCTTCGCATTGCTCTTTCCTCTGTTGCGTCCCATGGTCAAACTCCTGCAGCTGCGCCAGCCTGCACGGCCGGCGGTACCACGTCCCAATCTTCGGCCAGCATGTCGGTCTGTGAGGCCAGCCAGCCGGTCACCGTCGCGCCCGTGGCCGAGCGCATGTTGAGATTGGGCAGGCGCGTGACCGTGCCCTTGTCGCCGGCCTCGAAAAGGCCGAGCGACACGCCGTCGATTGTGCTGGGATGGCCGACCATCGGTTTGGCGCCCGGCTGGAAGCCGAGCAATTCGTGGTCGAAACTGCCAGACTGCAGGTAGATGAACATGCCCTTGCCGTTCCAGCCCGACCGGCTCACGCGCTTGCCTTCCTTGAGCGCGTCCAAGGCTTGACCGAAATTCATCACTCTTCTCCTTGCGCCAGGTCGTTGAAATCGTCGCCGACGTGGCTGGCCTCCACGACGACGCGCTTGCCGTGGCTTTCGAGCCCGGCCAGTGCGGCTTCAAACTGCTTTTGCGCCTGGGGATTGCCGGCGTTGTTGTCGCGCGCGAACAGCACCCACGACACGCAAGGCAGGTCGACCGGGGCCTTGCCGACGCCGGCCAGCGAGCCGGCCGCCCAGACGCGCGCGGGCACCCCGGCGGCGGCAAAGCTCTGCGCCGTCTCGCGGCCCTCGGCGATGATCAGCGGGTGCGGCTCTTCCGTCATCCAGAACGGTTTTCCGCTCGGGCCCGTCGCGATCTCGATCACCGCGCCCAGCGCCTCGCCATACATCAGCTTCGCCGGCTCGACCGGCGCCTTGGCCGGCCGGTTGGGGTCGAGGAAGGTGAAATGCGTGCAGGTGACGATGCCCATGCGGTTGCGCATCGCCGAGAGGATCGCCGGATAGAGCGGCCCGCGCTCGGCCTTGAACAGCCGGCCGGACGCGTCCCGCGTCCATTTCGCGCCTTTCCACCACTCGACGGCCGGCGCCACGCGGGTGGAGTAGATCGTCAGCGTCTCGACATCTTCCAGCGCGCAGTTGCGCGCCCGGAAATAGGCCATGGCATGGTCCTTGGCCGGCGAGCCTTCATCGAGCTTGAAGACGCCGAACGGGATCTGGCACGGGCCGATATCGCGCTCGCCCGGCTTGGCGTTGAACAGCCGGTCGGCATTGAGCAGCTTTTCTTCCCGCCGGCGGGCATCGTCGCGCTCGCGCTGCTTGGCCTTGACCACCACGGCCTTGCGCATGGCTTCCCGATCGGCGCGCGTCATGGTGCGCAGGCCGAGGAAATCGCGCGCCCAGACCAGCGCCTCTTTCACATTGCGAGCATCGCCGGTCAGCACATAGGCAATCAGGCCGACGCGGTCGCTGCCCTCGCCGCTGCGCCAATCCTTCCATGCGCCGGGCACGCCGCCGCGCAGGCGCACTTTCAGCGCCGGTAGGCGCCCAGCGCGATAGTCGTTGGTGACGGGATTGAAGCTTACCCACTGGCCGGCCTCGACCTTGCCGTCAGGCAAAAGCCGCGCACAGACTTCCTCCATGCGGTCGGCCAGCCCGGCCTTGATGATGTCGAGGTCGCCGCTCATGCGGCCTCCCGCTGGGATTTAATCCAAGCCAGTGCAGCGCGACCGATGAACTCGGAATAGGCAGGCGGGATCGCCTGTGACAGCTCGGCCATGGTCATCCAGTCGATACCCATGGCCAGCTTCGCCTCGGATACCGGGAACGTCAGGCGGGAACGGTTTCTGATGACGTTCTGCTGCGGCGTGCTGCCGGTGACCGTGATGGTCTTGCGCTTTCTATCGTGAGCGTGGCCGCCGTAGACCCCCACCACGCTTTCCCCGTGCTGGCATTGCGGCTGAAGACCGATGAACCAATTCGCCTCGAAGATGCGATGGCGACGCAGTTCGGCTCCGCAGCTGGTTTGAAGGCCGAACATCGTCCCGCAAAGCATGAACGGATCGCGCAGAGGCGCGCCGACGACGTTCTCCATAACCCACGGCAAGCCGCTGGCTTTAAGGCGCGCCCTGGTCTCCTCTATGCGATCGACATGGTGCTCCTGGCGGCCGCTGACACGGCTAATGCTGGAATGCGCTTGGCAAGGCGGAGACGCCCATATGAAGTCGAAGCCGTTCAGCGGATAGGTAAGCGCGTCGGCCTGATGAAATTCGAACGGGTAACGAGGCTGAGGCCTGACATCAACGCCAACAACCTCAAAGCCCGCGCGGTGGAGGCCCATTGCGGCCCCCCCCGCGCAGCAGAACAGGTCCAGCGCCTTCATCGCGCCACCTGCGGACGGTTGAAGCGATACGGGCGCGGCACGCGACCCTCGATCTGCCACCGCGCGACTTGGTCGAGCGATCCATCATCGTCTTCGTCGAGCACGAGTTTGTAGGTTTGGAGAACGAGGCAAAGCCAAGCGGGCATTTTCACAGCAGCGCCCCCATCGCACGCGCAATATCGCCGATCGACGCCGGCACCGGCCGGTCGGCCGCCGCTTCCGCCCGCACCTGGTCGAGCGTCAGCACCGGCTCGCGATACTTTTGCGGCTTGCCCTGCGCCTCGATCAGCTTCATCACCGGATGCGTGGCCGGCAGGTCGACGCAGCCGCCGAAGCGCAACCAGTCATCCGGCCGAGACAGCGTCTGGCGGCTTTTCGGGATCCACATGAAGGCCGGATCCGCGATGCGCGGCGAAAACTTGTGCCAGACCAGCCAGCAATAGGCGGTGGCGCTCTTGCCATCGATCACCCAGCGGCCGCGATGCATCGGCATGCGCTCCTGATATTGCGCGATCAGGTTTGGCGGCCGCCGCTCGAAAAGCTTGGCATGCCGACCCTCGCCTTCGAGGAACGCCGTGCGCACCAGCACCGCGACGCCTCGCGAGGCCAGTTCCAGCGCGTGCAGCACGAATTCCAGCCCGAGATTGAAGGGCGGGTTCATGAAGAACCATTCGCGCGGCGCCTGGGCGTGGTCGGGGTGCAGGAAATCCGTCACCCCGCCGAAGCCGTAGTCAAAGATGTCGCTGGCGGTGACCAGCGGAAAATATTCCCGCAGCGCCAGCGCCATATGGCCGGCGCCGCAGCACGGATCGGCCGCGTTCATCGGAAACAGGCCCGTCGCGGGATCTCGCTTTTCGAAACGCGGCAACACATGCTCGCAAAAGGCGCGCGTGCCCCATGGCGGCGTCGGGAAGAAATCGAGGCTGTCCGCCGGCTCGATCCGGCGCGCCATGACGGCGGTGCTGTTGGTGCGCGCGTTCATGGCTGGGCGGCCTCGCGTTCCGCTCTTCGCCGGGCGCGGTAGGCGCGTTGCCTCTCACGATCGTAGACACGCAGTCTTTCGCGATTGCGTTCCCGATAGGCACGGTCGTTTTCCAAGCAAAGCTCGCGGTTGTTGGCGCGATACTGCTTGCCGTTATCCTTCACGCGCTCGGGATGTTCTGCAGCCCATTTCCGCGCACGTGCTTTGCGCTTCTCGAAATACTCGCTCCACTTGCTGGGCATCACACCATCCCCAGCGCGGCTTTGTAGAGGTCGAGGATGCTTTCCGCTTCCAGCCGCTCGGCCTGGTCCATGGTGCGCAGCTTGACGATGGTCTTGATGGCCTTGGTGTCGAAGCCGTTGCCCTTCGCCTCGGCGTAGACATCCTTGAGATCGTCGCCGATCGCCTTGGCTTCCTCGCGAAGCCGCTCGATGCGCTCGATGATCGTGCGCAACTGGCCGGCCGCGACCGTCTGGCTGGTTTCGGTGATGTCGCCGGTGGTCATGAGCGCACCGCCTTGAAGCCGCCGCAGGTGTTCACGGCCATGACGATCCAGCCGGCGATTTGCTCGACCTGGTCGTCAGGCCGCTCGCTGTTGACGTCGATGGTGATGATGCCGCAGCCTTCGGCGTCGACGATGACGCCGGTATCCGTCTCGGAAAGGTTCAGCGGCAGCTTCACATCCAGCTTGGCCAGCTCGGCGACAAACTGTTCCGTGGTCTCGGCATTGGTGATGGCGAGTTTCACGCGAAAATCTCCTCTATGTGGGTCAGAAGCCGGTCCAGCGGCTTGTCCTGGTCGCGCTCGTCTTCCAGCGCCTTCACCGCTTCGCTCACCGCCGCGCGCGTCACGCCGGCGGCGCGGCCGACATCGGCTTGCGTGATGCCGAGCATGCGGGTGGCGATCCAGAAGGCGAGCCGCCTCGCCTCCGCCGCGCCCAGCCATTGCGGGTCACTGGTCGCCTTGCGCGCCGGGTCGCTGGCAAGCACGGTCTTCGGGTTCTGCTTCAGCTCGGCCGCCGCCAGCACCAGGCACACCTTGTAGGCGCCGTGCACGGTCGCCGGCCCATGCTCGCCGGCGAAGGCCATCTTCGAGCGGCCGAGCGCGGCGTTGAGCTTGGCCAGCGTCTCGGGCCGCATTTCGGTCGTGCCGCGCATCGCCCGAAACCAGGCGGTGGCACCGACGCCGGCCTGCCGGCAGAGATCAGCGACCGGGATCTTCTTCACTGCCCGCTTCCGGTTGATCGTCCAGATATCCAGCGTCTCCGCCATCAGGGTCCTCGATGCGTTGAAAAGCCCCCGCCGCGGTGGAGACGCTGAACAGCACGGCGACGGTGGAAGAAAGGATGCGGGCAAGGCCCGGCGTGGTCAGCGCCCGCCTATCCCCGGAGAGACACGCTTCGGCGAGCAGCTTTGCATCGGCGAGCGAGAATTCGTTTTCGGGCGTGGCGATGCGGTCGCCGTCCTGCATGGCGCAGACGGCGATGGTCTGGTTGTCGTCGAGCACGCCGGCAATGCGCCGCGCGCCGACACCGGCCCTGGTCAGGTCGCGCACGTCGACGGCGACGGTAAGCGCGCGCATCATTCCTGCCCGAAGCGCGGCTGGTGATGCGCGGCGCGCCGCAGATCGTCGGCGACGATGCGATTGGCGCGGAAGGCGGCGGCGAGCGCCAGCGGCGAGGCGCTTGACGACAGCTCGTAATGCGCCGCCGTCAGCTTCTGTCGCAAAGTCGGCGCCGGCATGTCGGCAAAGCTCTGCGCCATCACCTGGTCGCGCACCAATTGTTCAAACGGCGCGCGCGGGCGCGGGGTGTATTCAGCCATTGGCTTGCTCCAGTTCGGTCAGCAGCGCCTCAAGCGCCGTTTCCAGCTTGGTCAGCGTGCGCGTGTTCGGCAGCGTCTTGCCGGCGGCGGTGCGCCGCCATGTCTCGCCGTCGAGGCCGGCGCGCTCATAGACGGCCTTGCGGGTCAGCCCGGCCGCCACGCGGCGCTTGTCGATTTCTTCGAAGCTCAACATTGATCGCGAATCACCCGTGTGCTTTAAGTGCGGAACTGTCCCGCATTTGTGCGGCACGTCAAGGTGTAGCTGTGTATAGGAGTGCCGCATCCACTGCCGCTAACTTGCGGGTCATGGTGACCCCCAAGGAACAGCAGCTGGCCTGGGTTCGCGCCGTGATGGCGCACCTGGGCGTATCCGCCAATGAGCTGGCGAACCGCGCCCGCATGGCGCCGTCGACCATTCAGAAGCCGCTGAACGATCCCGAGTGGCCGCACATCCTGTCCGGCCGCACGATGGCCAAGATTGCCGATGTCGCCGGCCTGCAGCCGCTGGAATTCCCGCCGCGCAGCGGTGGCGGTTTCGGCGAGCCGGAGGCGGTGCCCTACGTCTTCAACAAGGAAGCCGACGCGATCGGCTCAAACCTCGATCGGGCGGTGCGCGAACTGTGCCGTGGCCGCAATGGCCGCGACCCGTGGGTGATGCGGTCGCGCGTTCTGGAAATGAGCGGGATCTTGCCCGGCGATATCCTGATCGTGGATATGAACCTGCAGCCGCGCCCCAAGGATATCGTCTGCGCGCAGCTCTACCAATGGCAGCTCGGCAAGGCCGAAACCGTGTTCCGCGTCTATGAGCCGCCCTATCTGCTCACCAATTCCGGCACGACATCCAAGCCGGTGCCGGTGGACGACCAGGACGTGGTCATCAAGGGCGTGGTCGACGGCCTGGTGCGCCCGCGCCAGTAGCACCTGACAAAAGCCATGGCCCGTAGCACCTGACGAAAGCCATGGCTTTTCGCGAATCGCGCACCTGACAAAAGCCATGGCTTTTCGCGAATCGAGCACTTGACGAAAGCCATGGCTTTCTCAGGCGTCGTCAACAAGGCTTGGCCAGCCGATCAACAGCGCCATCAGCAGCACGAACACGACCGCGAAAAGCCCAATCATCCAGTCTCGTGCTCTCGGGTTGTTGCCAGCGACGCGATGCGTGATGAAGGCGGCGCCGGCGAAATAGACGACCGGCACCCACCACGCCACGAACTGCAGAAGCACCCCTAGAACGTCTCGCATGCCGCATTGTCCCATGCGACTCGCGGCGCATGCCAGCGCGAGCCATGCGGCGCGGCAAGCACTATTCTGCGGCACACAGTTGACGATACCGCATAAATGCGGGATAGATAGCGCGACTCAACCGCGGGCGTTCTCATGTCCCTTTCCGACGAAACAGCAGGCCTTCACGAGGTCGCAGCAGCCATCGGCCGCAAGCCGTCCTGGCTGAAGCGCAACTGGCTGAAGCTGCATGTCGAAAAAGGGTTCCCGCGCAAGATCGCGACCGGCGATGTGTGGCCGCGTCGGCAGGTGGAAGTGTGGCTGCGTTCCGGCGGGGCGGTTCTGCCCGCGCCTGTGCCCGCAAACCAGAACGACGGCGAGGCCGACCTTGTGTCGGCCGCCGCCGCCGCCCTTCGCGCACACTATGGAGCACATCCATGAATGCTTACGTCTCGACGGCGCAGGTCGACCCGCGCCAGCTCACCACCGGCCAGCTGGCCGCGCTTCGCGCCGTGCATGAGTTTCGGTTGATCCGAAGCCGTGGCGGCTGGCGCGCCCCCGGCTCGCCCCGCGTCTCGCTCGACATGGTGGCGGCGCTGATGGCGCTCAAGCTCATCATGTACCGCACCTATGCCGGCAAGACGCGCATCGAAGTCACCGGCACCGGCATCAACACGCTCGCCGTCGCCGACCAGCGCAAGAGGAAAGCGGCATGAAGGACGCGAAATATCTGGCGACCGACGCCGAGGTCGAGCAAATCGAGAACCTGTCGAAAGGGCGGCTCATAGCGCACTGGCCAGCGTTGGTTCGGATCATCAACAGAATGCGAGCCGCCGAACGGCAAGCTGCGGTCGTGCCCGAAATGGTCGCCTTCATCGGCGAGATTGCCAAGCGCGACCCTGTCTTCGCAAAAGGCCGGGAGAAGCAACACATCAAGGACGCGGCCGCCCTCGTCGCCAAGGTGGAGGCGCACTCATGAGCGACTATTGGTTGATGGTTTTCCTGGGCGCGCTGGTCGCGCTGGCACTTTCCGCCTCTTGTCTGCTGGTCGGCTGGCTACAGGCGCGCCCGCGGCGCAGCGGCTTCGAAGTCCGCTACGAGCACCTGCCGGTGCGCCGCCATGACCGCTGAAACCGCCTACGCCCTGCTCGCCGCCTGTCCCTAAAACCGGGTAGGCGAAACTGCCCGGGTGGCCGTGAATGGCACCCGGGCGCATTTTTTCAAGGAGCCGGCAATGACCAAGACTACCTTTGGCGCGACGTTTTCGGACGGCGTGACGATCAAGCGCAACAGCAATCGGGATTATGAAGCCGCCTTCATCAAGCGCGTGCAGGGTCCGAACGGCACTTATGAGGTTGCCGGCTTTAGCCGCTCCCGAGCACTGGCAGAACGCGCCCTTGCAACGGAGGTGAACCGTACGGCCAAGTTCGCACAGACGGCCAGAGGCGCCGGTCATACCGTCATCTTCTCAGAGGTCGCCGACACGTTCCGCCTTTGACAAACGCCGGCGCGCGATTCACCCTCGCGCGCGTAGGAGCCACACACCATGCCGAAGAAATCGCCGCATCCGCATGTCGCCTGGCGCGACGGCCGGCCGCGCTTCCAGCCGGGGCCGGAGCTGCGCGCCGCCGGCCACAAGGCCAAAGATCTTCGTCATGACGGCGGCCGCTGGTTCAGCCGCGGCGAGGCCGTCGACTGGTCGGACGCTTTCGTCAAGCAGCTCGCCGCCGCGCGCAAGGCCGACCAGGCCAAGGCCAAGGCGGCGGTCGTGGCCGCGCCGCGCTACGGCCGGCCGGCGCTGTTCACGGTCGGGCAGATGTTCGAGGACTGGTACAGGTCGCCGAAGTTCCAGCTGCCGACCGACCCCGAGGAACGCCGCCGCCAGGTGCAGGCGAAAATCGTCTACGCGCCGAAATCGATCGTCGACTACAAGCAGAAGGCGCGCGTCATCGAGGACGATCACCCGGACCTCTACGCCTCGCCGGTCGACGCGCTGGAACAGGCCGTGGTGTTCGCTTTCTATGAGCAGCTGGTCGCGGCCCGCGGCCTCGCCACGGCGCGCGGCGTCATCGCCACGCTGTCGGTGGCGCTGGCCTGGGCGAAGCGGCGTGGCAAGACGAAGTTCCGCATGAACAACGGCGTGAACCCGGCGCAGGATCTTGGCATGTCGACGCCGCCGCCGCGCGTGCGCTTCGGCACCCGCACGGAGATCTACACGCTGGTCGCCGTCGCCGATCATGTCGAATGGTATGAAGTCGGCGACATGACGCTGTTGGGCGTCTGGACCGGCCAGCGCCAGCGCGATCGGCTCGACCTCGAGGACCGGGGCCTGTTGAACGGCCGGCGAATCTTCCGCCAGTCCAAGACCGGCGCCGTCGTCGCCATCCGCCAGGCGCCCGAGCTCGAGCGCCGGCTTGCCGCCAGCCAGGAGCGCCGCCGCGCCGCCAAGGCGGAAGCGCTGCTGGCGGCCGAGACGCTGGAGGAACGGCGCGCCGTCGAGCGCCGCTTTGCCCGCGTCATCCTCAACGAGCTGGTCGACAAGCGCTTTGGCAAATGCCTGTGGCAGACCTATCAGGGCCAGACCTACAGCCACCGTTTTCAGGACGTGCGCGACCTCGCCGTCAAGGGCATCCGCGCGGAGAACGGCGTCGACTGGCTGATAAAACCGTGCCCATCGCTGGCCGACTTCATCGAGCCGGACCTGCGCGACACGGCCGTGACCTGGCTGGCGCTGGCCGGCGCCACCGTGCCGGAAATCTGCTCGATCACCGGCCATTCCTTCGACAGCGCCACGCGGATCCTCAAACACTATCTGGCGCGTCACCCCGAAATGGCCGATGCGGCGATCGCCAAGATGATCGCTTGGCATGAGGCAGACGGCGAAACGGAGATTGGGCTGTGAAGTGCTGCAAGACCTGCAAATGGCTGGACGTGAAGACCGACACGCGCGGCCGCCGGATTGTACGCAGCAATTACAGCTATGAATGCGCGTTCCCGATCGACCCGCTGCCGCCGCTGCCCGAAAGCGTGGTGTTCCGGGACCGCTGGCCACCGGCGCGCAGTTGGATGGAAGGGCAGGACGGCGAGAAGTGCGCGACGTGGGAGCCTATTCAGCCCGCAGCACTTTCGCTTCCTTCGCCGCCGCCACGAACGCCGCGCGCGCCTGCTCGACCGTAAAGCCTTCCTCGCCGGCGACCACGCCATAGCAGACCGGATAGGCGGCGCGCAGCTTCGGCCCAACCTTTGGCCAGGTCTGCATTTCCTCGATCGCCGCCTCGACCGAATTGACGCCGCGCGTCTGGCCGGTGGCGATTTCACGAACGGAGACGCGATCAAACCAGTGCATGAGCGCTATCTGATACAGCGGCGCGCCGGAGACAATAGAGGAAAATTTTCCTTGCCCGCTTGACGGTCGGTCGCGGCGGAACGAAATCGGAACGATGGACCCGCTTTTCGATGCCGTGCCGGGCAAGGCCTACTATGCCATCTCCTTCCGCGACGTGCCGGAAACCTACATCCTGGGTGGCCGCTGCCTGCTGTGTCGGCATGTCGGCCCGGTCGATCGGCACCGCATCGAAAAGCGCTGGGGCAATGGCGAGCAGCTGCGCACTGTCGGCCGGCACCTGCGCTGCATGGCCTGCGGCAACACGGTGCGCAACCACTTCACTGTCGTGGGCTGCTATCTGAGCGCTCTGCTTTTTCCAGCACAGCCGCCAGCTGGTTGACCAGCGCCAGCGCCTGGGCGCGCGCGGTGCCGTCGAGCTCGAACGATTGCTCGATGCGCGCGAGGATCTCCGCGTTCATGCTGCGGCCGTTCTCGGCGGCGATGATCTTGAGGCGCTGTTTCAGCGCGCTGGCCATGCGGAGCTTGACGTCGGACTGTGGAGGCATCGCCCGACCTTATGGCGCAAAACTTAAAGCCCTGAAATCGCTCCACGTCCGGGGCAAATGCCCCATCAATGGGGCCTGTTATCCCCGGTAATCACAGGCTGAAATATTCTGTAACGCTAATGTGATTGATTGCTGATAACGCAGCGATAGCCTTTGGCTAACCCGCCGGATTGAAGCGGGTCGAGCAAGACCGGGCGGCGGGGTCATGCGGCTTCCTGTGAGGGACGGGAAGGAGCGGCGGGAATTTCGCGTAGGGTTTTAAGTTCGGTTCCCCAACCAGCAAGCGCCGGCCGACCGAGGGACCGGCGCCAGCCAACACACGGGATACCCAGAAAGTGCCTGACGACACGGAAGACATTGCCAATCGCATCGACCAGCAGCTGTCGGAAATGAACGGTCTTCTGACCGCCCTCATCTTCATTTCCGAAAACGTCGAGGACGAGCAGATAGAGCTGCTGCGCCACGTCAGCCTCACCCTTTGCCACACCGCCCTCGACAAGATCGCGGTGGCCAACCGCGACGTGACGCGGCTCCTGCGAATGGCGGCGTGA